AATTGGGCGGTGGCGACGCCACAGCCATCGACCTGATGTCGGGTGTGGGTTACGACGCCCTCACGGACTACCTGCGCCTTGACACGGACCTCCTCCTCCGGTTCGCTGACTACGAGGAGATGGACGACTATGGAGAAATAGCTTGTCTTACAGGGAACTCTGAGATTGGTGTGCTGGGGGACGGCCCCTACGGCGTCGACTACGTCACTGTGACGGACCTGATCGCCGCGCGCGCCGCCGATCCCTCGAAGAAGTTCTTCACCCTCGCCGTCGATCTTGAGGGACGTCGTGTCGTCCCCGTCGAGATGCGCGGGCCTGTTCTGAGCGGCAAGCAGTCTCCGGTCTTCAAAGTGACCTTCGAGGAATATCGCTCGCAACCGAACGAGCCAAAGAGGCAGTGGTCGGTGCGTGCAACCGCCAACCACCCCTTCATGCTTCGTGACGGCACCTATCGGACCGTGGCGCAGCTGACGCCGGGAACCCGCCTGATGGCAGCAGGCTTTGCGAAAACCGCAGGAGGCTACGCGCAGGTGCGTGACCTCTTCAACACACGTTCTGGAAAGTCGCAGTACGACTACCTGCACCGCATGGTCTGTCGGGAAATCCTCAACGAGGGCAACGCCATCGGCAACGATGACGTCGTGCATCACCTCGACGAGAACAAACTCAACAACGATCCCAGCAATTTGCAGATCGTTCGACGAGCCGACCACGCGCGGGACCACGCACCGACGCAGACTCCTGCAGTTCGCGCGAAGCTCTCCAAAGTTGCCAAGGCGCGTTGGGCTGACCCGCTTGAAGCTGCACGTTGGTCCGCTGGTCAGCGTCGGACGAAGGCTGAAGACCTTGCCGTCAGTCGCTCCACGAACACGACTCCAAAGGGGGCTTTGTCCGAGGCCCATCGTCAGGCGATTGCAGCGGGGCGAACCCTGCCTCTCGCCAAGGACATCGTCGAGACCGCTCTCCGTACATCAACCTCCATCTCGGCGGCGGCGCGTTCACTCAAGATCAGCGACTCCACACTGATGCGACGGGTGCTCCACTACGGGCTCTCTACTCAGCTGATCGGGACGAGTCTGCAGAGCATTCACCTCGGTGAAGAGGCGTACTCGAACCACGTCATCGTCTCGGTGGAACCCGATGGGTTCGATGACGTCTTCGACATCGAAGTCCCTAAGTACCGCAACTTCCTTGTGGCCGGAGGGGTGTTCGTCCACAACACCGCCCTCGACATCCTCGCGGACGACGCGACTCAGCCAGACTCCGTTCTCCACCGAACCATCTGGATCACCTCTCCAGACAAGACTCTGCAAAGCAACCTCGATGACTTGTTCAATCGAACGCTTCGCATGGACGAAGAGATCTGGGAAATTGCACGAACCTTGTGCAAGTACGGGAACGACTACGAGGAGCTTCTGGTCAACGCTGACGGCGTCAGAGGCATCAACTACCTGCCTCCTCCGACGGTCCGCCGCCTTGAAACCCCAAAGGGTGACCTGATCGGCTTCATGCAGGACTTCAAGGGGCGCTTCGACTTCACCAACAACGACTTCCAGCGAACCCTGTCTGCGAAGTTCGACCTGTCGGTGAACACGGACCCGATGAATCAGCCGGTGGCGGCGTTTGAGAGCTGGGAGGTGGTCCACTTTCGCTTGCGCGGGAAGGAGCGCCGCTCGGTCTACGGCCACAGCGCCTTGGAGGCTGCTCGTTGGATCTGGAAGCGGCTCATGCTGCTGGAGGACGCAGCCCTCGTGTACCGCCTCCAGCGGGCCCCGGAGCGCTTTGCGTTCTACGTCGATGTCGGCGATCTGCCCCCGCAGGAAGCCCTCGCCTTCGTGAATCGTGTCCGCCAGAACTTCCGGAAGAAGCGGTTTGTTGACCCGGGCACTGGAAAACTGAACCTGAAGTTCGACGCGCTGTCGCAGGACGAGGACTTCTTCGTTCCTACCCGGAAGGGCGTGGACTCCACTCGCATCGAGACTCTCGGTGCCCCGCAGTGGCAGGCGATGGACGACATCGAATACTTCCGCGACAAGCTGTTTTCAGCCATCAAGGTGCCGAAGGCGTATCTTGGGCAGGAATCCGGTGTGGCCCGGGCGGTTCTGTCCAGCGAGGATGTCCGCTTTGCTCGTACCGTCCTCCGCATCCAGCGGGAGCTGAAGAACGGGCTCCGGAAGGTCGCCCGCGTCCATCTTTCGGCACTGGGCCTCGACCCCTACGCTGTCGACTACGACATCAACATGACGGTGCCGTCGGCCATTTTCGAGCTGGCTCAGATGGAAGTTCGCACGGCCAAAGCGGACCTCGCGGCACGCATGCGAGACTTCGTCTCGCTGCAGTGGATTCTCTCGAACGTCTTCGGTTTGTCTGAAGACGAGATCGCCACCATCAAGAAGCAGCGCAGTGGGGAGACTGCCGAGGACGCTGAAAATCAAGCCGCTGCACAGAACATCATCATGCCCCCGCCTCCACCGATGGAAGCTCCTCCGGGCGAAGCGCCCCCTGAAGAGGGCCCGTATGGTCCCCCAGCAGAGGCTCGCCAGCCGAACCGGGTGGTGAAGGCTCTCTCAAGCTCGCGTGACGCAGCCCGTCGTCGCGGGATCCCAACGCACAGCGGCTTCTCCGACCGAGAGTTGACCGAGGGCTACAACCCGAAGGACACAAAACGCATGGACGCCAAGCTCGACACCATCCTGAAGTCCGACCGAGGCTTGGAGTTGCGCTTGCGTGAAATTGGCGGTCTGCTCCGAGATCTCAACGCCCGAGGCGCGCGCTGAGGTTTCCGCTCGCAGGGCAAAACCGCCCTGAAACTCCTTTCGGAAGCGCGCGGTTCCTTGACGCCCCTTCCGTCCCCCGATAGCGTGAGGCCCAAATGACCCGCAGCGTCCTTCCTTTTGTTCCTTCGATTGAACTTGCCCAGCTTTTGGCAGGTTCTTTTCAGGACACGACTGCTCGGGTCACTTCAGCCCTCCGCACTGAAGCTTCCAAGCTCTTTGCAGGACAGTCGGCCCAGCTGCTTGGAGTTTTCCCAAGCTTCATCGTCGCCCTCGTCGGCGAAGCTGAGTTGGTCCGGGTCAAGTACGCTTTGAGCGAGTCTGGTGATGTCTACTTCACCGGGACGAGTGACGTTGACCTCACGGTCGTGACTGAGAAGAACCTGCATCGGTTCATCCGACAGGAAGCGCGCGCTGCAGCTGACCTGTTCTTGCGCGGGCTCGTCGACCAAGCCAACGAAAAAATCGTGGCGCTCGCCCCGTTGGTCGATCAAGCTTCGTCTGTGACGGACGAGGACATCCTGAAGTCCTTTGCAGAGAGCCGTGAAGGTCTTCTGTGGAAGACCACCCTGAGCGAGCGTGCTGACAAGGTTCAGAAGTTCCTCGGTGAGGACAAACTTCCAGCGCCTATGGCTCCGAAGTTCGGGCGGCTCTACGACGGGTCCACAGCAAAAGCTGAGATGGACACCTTCAAAGCGCTCGTCCATGACGATGTTGCGCACCTCCTTTCCCGCCTGTCGGCGGTCGAAGCGAGCACGACATCGGCGCTGCACGCCATCCGCCTCGTCCGAGAGCAGGCGATTCAGGAAGGCGGGGAAGAGGCGATCACCTCTCTGGAGGCGTTCGCGTCGGACCTGCTCTCCGACGTGACTCAAGTACGAGAGTTCGTGGTTGAGGCTGTGGCTGAGTTCGGTGCTGTTGACCGGATCGCCAAGGTGTTCGATTCTGTCGCTTCCGAAGTAACCTCATTCGAGGTTGCCGGTGCCTTCGTGGCGAAAACAGTTGCGCGTCTCACTTGACGCCTTGAGGAGAAGTTCCGATGCGAAACCCGATCGTTGTCACCACTCTGGAAGAAGACTTCCGCAAAATTGGCCTGATCAAGGAGTCGGTCGCCCCCGCCCCCGCCGCCGAGTCCTCCGACGACGATGAAGACTTGGATGAAGCGCGAGCGAAGAAGCGCACCGTCAAAAAGGCTGGTGGTGGCTTTCAGGTGCAGAAGCTGCACCGCCAGAGCGGCATCGACCGGATCCGCAGCCGGGCCGCTGCGCGTTTGCCGGGGGCCAAGGAGACGCGGAAGCAGTACAAAAAGAAGAAGGCAAAGTCTTCGCGTATGCAAGCGACCTCAGCCCGTGTTGCTGCGGTCGGTCGGCGAAAGGGCACCCGCCAAGAAGCAGTCGATGCCAACGAGACCCTCAAGTCGTTCGCCAACGCGGCCATCATCGCTGACAAGCTCTCCACCATCTTCACCGAATGGGTGAAGGCTGACATCTACGAGTCCGAGGACGAGCGTATGTTCGCCGGTCTCGCAGGTGAGCTTGGTGAGATTGCTGAGTCCTTCGCCGACATCGCCACCGCGATGAGCGAAGGCAAGCTCGAAGAGTCCGCTGAGGACGTCGCCGCTGCCTTTGCCGAGGGGATGGAGACCATCCTCGACGCCGTTGACCTCTACGAGGACAACAACGAAGACGAAGACGAAGACGAAGACGAAGACGAGGTCGAAGAGACCTCGGGAAACGACTGAACCCGTCCTCGACGGAGGAGGCATGGCGGAATCGTCGTGCCTCGTACTCCAGCGGGAGACGTGAGCTGATCGGCGCTGAAAAACGAGACCTGAACCCCTTTCGACGCAAAACACGGAAGGTGAAGAAGAAGGACTCCGGCCAACTGGCCCGGACCCCCTTCCGAAGCAACTTCCGCTGGAGACGGTACTGATGACCAAGCCACTTCTGAGCGACGTTTCCATTGTGCGCCTCTCTCTTGCTGAGGGAGGCGAGGGTGGCCGCGTCAAAGTTCGAGGTGAGTTTGCCAAATGCGGCATCGCCACCGAGAACAAGCGCGTCTACCCAAAGGGTGTTTGGGAGAAGGAGCTGAAGCGGCTCGGCAAGGCTCTCAAGGAACGTAGGGTCATGGGCGAGATCGACCATCCCAGCGATGGCCAGACCAAGCTGTCCCGCGTCTCGCACATCATCACGGACCTCTCCGTCAAGGACGGGCTCGTGATCGGTGAGGCGGAGATCATGCCGACCGAGGCAGGGAAGAACCTTCTCGCGCTCCTCAAGTCGAACGTCCCCGTTGGCGTTTCCAGCCGTGGCTTCGGCAGCGTCAAGACCAACGAGAGCGGGAACGACATCGTGCAGGATGACTACAAGCTGGTCACCTTCGACTTCGTCGCAGACCCGGCTGACCAAGACGCCTACCCAGTGATGGGCGAAAGCCGCTCCCTGTTCGAGGGTGTGGAGTTCGATGCTGATGCTGAACAGGAGAAGGCGATTGAGTTCGCTCGGCGCATCGAGGCTGAGATGGTTGCCAAGAAGGCACCCCTCGAAGGCGATGCGGCGAAGGCTCAGGAGTTCGCTCGACGCATCGAAGGTGAGATGGGCGCCAAGCAGGGTTCCGGTTCGCGCAATGTCCGCGACGACTTCGCGAAGGCAATCCTCGACAACCTCTCGACCGTCCGTGCCGCAGTTCGCGATGAACTGCGGAAGGAGATGATGGAAGACCCGGAGATCGGCAAGGCCAAAGCCGTGCTGGAAGCTCTGCGTGGTGTCCTCCGTCCGTACCTCCTCCCCGAAGACGCCGCTGAGGTCGTTCGTGGCAAGGACGTCGAGATCCGCGACCTGCAGAAGCAGTTGGCGGAACGTGACCTCAAGCTGAAGGATCTGGAGTCGGAAAACACGGCCCTCGCTGAGATGGCCAAGGAAGTCGGCTACCGCTTCTACCTTGAGAAGATGGTCGCCAACGACCCCGACGCCGACTCCATCCGAACCCTTGTCGGCGACCTCAAGAGCTTCGATAGTTCGGATGCGCTCAAGCAGCGTGTCACCGAGGTCAAGGCTGAGATGAGCCGCAAGACCGAGGCAAAGAAGGTCGAGCAGGAAGCCAAGGCCAAGGAAGTCGCTGAGGCTCGGAAGGTCGAGCGGAAACAGCGCGACGCTGTCGAGTCCAAGTTGGCTTCGATGGAGAAGAAGATGGCTGAAGAGAAGGCCCTTCGCTTGGAACTGGAAGATGACCTCGCCGAAGCCAAGCGTTCGACGAAGGAACTGGAGACGCGCCTCTACGCGGAGGAGCGTCTTGCCAGCCATCCGAAGGCGACCAAGCTCCGTGGCCTCGTGGAGAGCACCCGTCCGTCCTCTCGCCGAGCGGTTGACTCCCTCGTGGAGAGTGAGCGCGAAGTTGAGCGTGACGAGGACGACCTCCAGTCGGTCCGCGCCCGCATCCGTGGCCGTATGAACGGCGGCGTCGAGCGCACGCCGACGGAAATCTCGGAAGAGACCGAAGCTCCCCGGACCCGCCGGACAATGGCCGAAGGCCAAAACTGGCAGGGTCTTGGAATCAGCCTCGATCGAGTTCGCGCTTTGGCTGGTATCAAAGGCTGAAGTTCAGCTAGAGTTCAATCTGTAGAGTGGCGGTGTAGCCGCTCAACCCCCGAAGGAGAGTGTGATGGAAGCTCGCAACATGGTTCTCGAAGGTTCAACCCGCACGATCGCCGACAAGACCTACGTCGGTGCCCTCGTTCGCAAGTGGAAGGACTTGCTGGAAGGCATGCCCGACCGAACGGAGCGTGACCGCTACGTCCTCGGCGTCACTGCCGTGCTGATGGAGAACGAGTCGCAGCACCTTCAGAGCCTCGAAGAAGAGACTCGCCTCGTGAACGTCGGCTCGTTCACGAAGTTCATCTTCCCCGTCCTCCGTCGCGTGTTCCCGAACCTCATCGCCCACGACATCGTGTCCGTGCAGCCGATGACGGCCTCGGTCGGCGCCGTGTTCTTCCTCGACTACGTCTACGACACGAACAAGGCCCCGACCCAGCGCGGTCAGGTCTTCCCTCGTGACTTCGACCGCAACTACACCTCCGAGAAGATCGACGGCGAGATCCTCGGCACCGGCAACGGCGCTGACTTCGGCGGCGCTGGCGCTCCGCTCTCGTCCACCCTGTCGTTCAACCCGGTTCGTCCGCTGAACGCCTCAAATGGCTTCGCCACGATCGTCCGTGAGTTCAACGTCGCCACGGGTGCCGTTGTCCAGCAGGCGACCGATGACGGTGCCGGTGGCTTCACTGGCAACGTGCTCTCGGGTGCCCTCAACTACGCGAACGGCGCCATCTCCGGCTTCCGGTTCACCGTCGCGTGCGGTCTGGGAAACCAGATCAAGGCGTTCTACGTCTACGACGGCGAACTGAACACCAAGATCCCGTCGATGAAGCTCGACGTGAAGAAGGCCCCGGTTGAAGCCCAGCCTCGCCGCCTCAAGGCTCTGTGGTCCAGCGAAGCCGCTGAAGACCTCCGCGCCTTCCACGGCATCGACGCTGAGACCGAGATCGTCTCCGCCGTCGCTCAGGAAATGGCCCTCGAAATCGATCGCGAGATCATCGACGACCTCTTCCAGAACTCGACGTCGACGACCGGCTCGTTCGACCGCGTGCCCCCGGCTGGCATCAGCGAACTCGACCACCTGCGCTCGATGCTCACGGTCATCTCGACCGTCTCGAACCAGATCCACAAGAAGACCCTGCGTGCGCCCGCGAACTTCATCGTGACGAGCCCCGACGTGAGCGCCCTGCTCGCGCAGCTCACCACGCACGGTGACTTCCGCGCGGCCTACGTCTCGGGCGCTGAGTCGCCCTACGGCCCGATGGACATGCCCCGCCCCCTGTCCTCGCAGGGCCAGTTCGGCATCTACAAGGTCGGCACCTTGCAGAACAAGTGGATGGTCTACGAAGACCCCTTCTTCCAGCGCGACCAGATGCTGATCGGCCTCAAGGGCGGCAGCTTCCTCGACGCCGGATACGTCTGGGCTCCGTACATCCCCCTGCAGGTCACTCAGACCTTCCTCGACCCGAACGACTTCTCGCTCCGCAAGGCGATGCGTACCCGCTACGCGAAGAAGCTGCTTCGCCCAGAATATTACGGACAAATGCGTGTGACGAACCTCTGAACGAGGCTTTCGGACTAGGAAGAACGGCCCCTCACGGGGTCGTTTTTCTTTGGGCGTGTTGACTTTGTGTGCGCCTCACGCGATGAGTGCAAGAGGAGCAAACTATGATAGGTCGCTTGAACAGCGTGATGACGGAACTCGGCGCGTTGGGGGCGGTTTTTCGGCCTGCTCCTGCCGTCACGCTGCCGGTAACTCCCGAACAAGTCGCAGGCACCGCCACGCTCCCACTCCCATCCGACCCTGCGCCAGTTCTTTCTCCAGCTTCCGAGCCTCCGCCATCTCCAGACGAAGCCATCGTCCCGGTGGATGAAGACGTCGAAGCGAAGATCCGAGCCCTCTCTGAGATGGCGACAGGCGCTGTCTCCCCGTCGTACTCAGAGCTGAGATCTGCTTTTGAGCGAAACGAGGAGGACGAGGAGGACGAGGACGAGGACGAGGACGAGGAGGATCTGCCGGAAGTGGCGGAGGCGATCCCCGAACCCGTCTCGCCTCCGCGCAAGTTGAGAGTCCGGGCTGCGCCATCCCACACGGCACGGAGACTCAAAGAGGCTTTCGCCCGCTTGGACCTGCTGGAAGCTTGTGTCGCCGACCTCCGCGACTCGCTTCTGGCGGTTGCAAGCAGCATCAACGAGGAATCATGACAGCCATTCGCCGTTTCAGGAAAAACCCTCACCTCCCTGTCGTCATCGTCCCCGGCCACGGTCGCGTCCACGACGTCGACATCCTTGAAGGCGACCAGTACCAGCACTTCTCGCCGCACCTGCTGCACGAGATTGGGGCTGTGGAAGTGAAGCCGGTCTACCAGTCGGTTCCGGCGGCTGCGGCCATCCAAGTCATCCACGACGCTCTCGCCATCGCTGCTCGCGAGACTGTGCCGGTCGATGAGCCAGCGCCCATCACAGCCGATGCTGTGCCGCCTGAGCCTGCTTCTGTTGAGACCGCCCCGACTCAACTCGAAAGCAATTCGGCAAACCCGTCGCTGAACGATACGATGGTAGAGACGGCGCCTCTCGCTCCCGTGAAGAACAAGGGAGGCCGACCGCGTAAGGTGAAGCCCACGCCTGAAGCATAGGCACTGAAGGAGACCTCATGGCTGACGACTGTGGCGGATGTGGCGGCGGCGGTGGCACCGGCATCAGCATCAGCAGCTGTGGGATCTCGCCGTCGACGAAGGTTGACGCCGACGACATGGCGCTGTGGATTCTCCGGCGCCTCGGTGCTCCCCTCCTCAAAATCGAGCTGACTGAAGCGCACCTGATGGACGACATCGGGCAGGCGCTGCGTTGGTTTGCGGCAAAGAAGGGGTACATCAAGAGCTACGACTTGCAGCTCATCCCAAGCATCGTGGAGTACTGCCTCCCAAGTGACGTCGACGTCGTCACGGACGTGGTCTTCCCGTTCTCCAACTACGACATGAACCCCCTCGCCTCTCCGTGGGCATGGGCATGGCCCAACGAGAATCTGGGTGTTCCTCTCGCCTACGGTGGTGGGTTCGGAATTGGAGTCGGCGGAGGCGGAGAGACCGGCGGTCCCATCTCCAGTTTGCTGCAGGTCCAGCAGTACACCCAGACTGCCCAGCGTGTCCTCGGGGCGGACCCGGAATGGCGGCAAGAGAACACGAAGCTCTACATCCTGCCGACACGCCTGTCCCCGACGACACCCAAGGCGCTCGTCTACTACACGGCGAATTCGTTCTGCATCACCGACCTGAAGCAGCGGGACTTTGACCTTGTTCGTCGCTACGCGCTGGCGATGGCGAAGCGCGACCTTGGGCGTATCCGGTCGAAGTACGACTCGTACCCAACAGCGGGTGGTTCGACGGGCCTCGACGGAGGCGTGCTTCTCGGCGAGGCTGAGAGCGAGGTGCAGATTCTCGAAGAAGAGATTGGCCAGAGCGCGATGCCGATTGGTTTCATCGTTGGCTGATCGGGTCCATATGGTCCAGAGGGAGGTCTTGTGAGCAAGTGTAAATCGATCTCGGACTACCTCTGCCCTCAACCGACCATGCCGGTGCGTCCGATGGGCGACTGCGAGACTTTCGCCCTCGGTGACTGCGAGCGGGCGCTGTTCGACTGCATCACGAGCGAGCACGTCAACATCATCGGCACGTCGATCGCCTACTACACGCAGAACATCTCTCAGTCGATTGTGGACCCGGTCTACAACGAGCCGGTGAAGCGCGCTTGGCTTGGGCCTTACCTGCTGAAAGCCTTCGTCACTCTTGCCAAGACGACTGGCGTTGCGATGGAGGGTGTGTCGTCTCAGTTCGACGGCGAGCTGTGGCTGCCACGGTCCGAGTGCGAACGTGTGAACATGCTCGCACCAAGCGAAGCAGACATTGTCCGTGTTTGGGATACGCCGTACTACAACACCGAGTTCGCGGTGGACGGCTTCAACATCCCCGGGGCGGGCCTGTACTTCGCCATCACCGACGTCCAAGAGGACGGTACTCTGTTTGACAACCCTTCCTTCGTCGGGTTCAAGTGTACCCTCCGCCGCACGACACAGCAGACTCCTGAACGAAAACTGGTAACGTCCATCTGAAGAGGTGCCTTATGTCCGTCACGCCAAAGATGCTTGCGCTGCTCGGTGAAGAGAGCGATTCCATGCCTGATCCGAAGATCCTCATCCCGCAGCTCGTGCTTGCGATGGATGCGGCGGGCATGGACCCCGGTGACGAGGGTCATCAGGAGATCTTCATCGGCATGCTGAAGAAGCTCGTCTCCAGCAAAGCGGCCTTGCTGAAGGCTATGAAGATGTTCAACGCCTCGAAGGCGACGAAGGCCCTCAAGGTTGCCAAGGCGGCGGTCTAGGAGGTCAATTGTCGCAGCACAGTGTGCGGGTGGCCCTCGCGGTCCAAGGTGGGTTGTCGACTGTGTGCGCCACCTG